TTATTTTCATTGTCTTATCTGCTGTTTTTAATATTGGACTAGATAAGTTATTAATTGTTCCAAGGTATGGAGTGTGCAAATATAAATTTTTATAGAGATTTCCCCTAAAAGCCCCATATCCTACTCTAAACGGTCCCAATTCAATAGATGGAGTCATCATGTCATAAAAAGTTGCATTGCTCGTTTGAATGATATTATCGTCTCCATCAATCACAAATTTATATCCCAGTATATAGTCACCCCATTCATAAATTCCTAAACTTGTACTTTCTCCAGATGTGTATTTCATTTCAAAATCAACAGCTATTTCTGAAACATCAACTGGATTATTTGCATTAATTTTATAGATTTTATTACAGTCATTATTAGGGACATATAGATATCCATTCTTTAGCAAGCTATAACCATTTTTATAGGCACTATCAGAACTTGATGGGTATGATCCAATTCTATAGAGTCTAATATTATTTAATTTCCAATGATCTATCTTATAGCTACAATCATCCTTTTTTATCTTTATCCTGTTTAAGTCAGTATAATTGTTTTCAAGATTTCTTATGAAGCCATAGTAATAGCCATCTTTACCATCAAAAAACCCCGATTCATACCAGTCATACGTTCCGATATTTTTATAAAAATCCTCTATAGAGATTGTCGTCTTTTCTATATTTTGAGGAGCATTTTTATAAATTGGATCATTTAATCCAAGACTGGTTAATGATTCTTGCATTTTTAATATTTCTAATGTTTTGTTTTCCAATGGCCAAATAGAAGTAATTGTATTATGGACAGCATCAGCTTCTACCATACCTACGTAAACTCTCAAAATTTCATTATCTATGGATGTATAGGTGTAATTTAACCTTAAGCAAGACTGCCTACCATAAGCATCTCCATAAAAATATCTCCCTCCTCTATAATGAGTTAGTGCAAGAGCAGATATTCTTCCATTGGCTTGCGATGTTGAGAAATCCCATACAAATTTATATCCGTTTTCTATAGGAGTAGATTCAGTTAAATTGGCAGAGCCTCTTTTTGGTGCATCTGTTGAATTAACATCATTCGATGCATATCCAATTATCTTATTATTTGCAGGTGCTATATATTTATTTGAATCTTCATCGAGAGGAGCTTCAAATAATAAAATACCCCCATAACACTTATTTGCTATTGGGAATATTTCTTCCTTGTATTCCTCTGCATTGGTTTTAAATATCGGATACATAAGCCCTGATGGATTCAGTCTTAATAAATCTGGGACTGCATTAGTTATTAGGTTTTCATCTTCATAAATCTCCTTCTTATTTGTCCTCACATCAGTTAGTTCAATGACTGATTTACCCTTAAGCATTTCCTTCCTCCTTATCTTTAAATTCTGTAGTAATTTCTTCCTTATATTTTTCTAGCATCAATCCTTGATATTTAAATCTTCCTACCTTTTCATTAAAAACTAGTGGCCTTGGGACTTGTCTTTCTACTTTGTATTCAGCCTTCAATTTCCTAAGCACAAATGAATGACTAAGTTCTATTCTCTTCCAAGATTCATCAATCTTAAGCTTTCCATCCCAAGCCTCTGTAGAACCTAAGGATTGACCAGAGATAGCAGCGATAGCATTGTCTTTTCCAATCATTGCTTGACCAGACTCAAGCCTAATTAATACCGAGAAGTTGTTCATCGTCTTTTCTTGAAGTTTGGTTAATGGATAAAAAAGATTTAGAATGTGGTCACCACTGAGGTAGGTTTCTTTTGGAATGTGATGCTCTATTTTCGTATCATTAAAAACATAAGTAATAACTAGCCTTGTTGGTATTTCTATGTTTTCAATAAAGTCTAATTCTTCTACTTCCTCTTTTTCTTCATACTTTGGAGGATCATAGGATTTTCCATCTTTATTTAAAACCTCTACTTGTTTCTTGAACTTTCTGGATATCTTTCTTGTTTTTTCTTCAGTATCACAAATTATATTTAACAAGATAGAGGCATTAAAAATTGCCTCCGTTTCTTTATTGGAGGCAAATTCTATACGAATTATTGGTGTATCCGTTGTGGAAAGATTAAAGGCAGAATAGTTTGAGTAGGCATGAACTACTAATTTTTCAGATTCAATTTGATTTAACAGTCCTACTATATTCTTATCATTCTTACTCTTAGCTTTAGATAAATATGGATTCTTACCTACGCCAAGAATTCTATGCTTGCTATTTATTTTATATTCTATGTCAGTGATAAGGCCTTCAATCTTTTCTTCTTCGTAAGAAATAGCTATCCTATCTCCTACATCAAGACTTGGATCTCCTATAGTTACCATGTCAAAAGGTGTGTGATGAATCTTACAAATTTCTGTTAATAGGCCTTCACACATTCTTTTTCTTTTTTCTGGAAGTCCTAATTGCATAAGTGGATTTATTCCAAGATTCATAGTTAGTCCATCGTCATTTTCTAAAGAGTAGTATTCAGCTATTTTAGTCTTTGCATTTGTTGAGTTGATGGCTGTATATCTTGTCTTAAAATCTGATATTGATGAAGAAAATCTTTCTCTTGTTTTAATTTCAGTTGATATGTTTCCTGCATACTTTCTTAAAATTAATTTTCCATCACGACTAATCCCAGCAAAAGCGCCAAGGGTAGATGCTATATAGTGAATAAAGTCCCTGTAAGTTTCTATATCATGGTCTTGATAAATCGCCAAAACTTCCTCACCATTAACAAAAGCTTTCACGTCATCTTCTGTCATGCCTAGTTCTACCTTGCACTTCTCACATGAAAAACTTAGTAATTCAAAAGCTGTACCAAAGGTATCTGTAACTGGAAAATTCTTATCAAACCTAAGCATATAGTCATAGCCTTTTAGTTCTAAAATCTTCTTAGACCTATTCGCTTCAGTGACATCAAATATTCCCATCGGTATGGTTTCTATCTTTTTGCTTTCTAATTCTTGATGGTAAAAAAGTTCTAGCTTTGAATCCTCTAAAGAATACCTATCTATATTTGAAAAAAGGCTGATTCCAAACTCTCCAGCATAAACTGTACCTATTTCAAGTTCAGAAGATCCAGAGCATGAACGATGAATGTATCCAGACCCTTTAAGAATATCTTTATTTGTAAATGGAATAATGATTTCATCTTTTAAGATGATATTCCCCGTCCAGTAAAATTTACGAGAATTCTTTTTGATTGCTTTTTTATATTCATTGCTTGTTGGATACATCAATACTCCTCCAATGAAAAAGATACTTCCCACAATCCTTTATAAGAAGTATCTTTTATTAGTTTGACTTGAAACTTGTCTATATACATTTGTGTCTCTTTTAGTTCCAACGTTTCTGTATCTAGGTATTTAACTTTAAGATTAGGCTTATTAGCAAGAGCACTCAATATCTTCACAAGCTTAGGACTACAAGAAAAACCTACAGAAATACTTGCTACTTTATTTCTAACGATATCTCTCTGAATAGTACCTGCCTCTGTTTCTCCTCCAGTATCTGACTCTATATCTCTAAACTCCAAATCATAAGAATTTGGTAGAGGTAGGTCTACTCCTTCAATAATTAAATATGATTGATATTTCATTATACGACTACACCTCCATTCACTGCGTCGCTTTGCTCCTTGTTCATGGGGTGAGACTGCATCTGACCTACCAACAAAATCATAGATTTTGGGTTAGGTCATTATCTACCTCCACTCCTTAAATTCTTACGCATAGATGCATTGACAATAACTTCATCAAGGAGAGTCCCTCCAAGATAAACTGGTATAACTATATCTCCAGAATTTTCCGATTTTAAATTGATGTTTGCAAGTGCATCAGATATTTGCCTTCCTATATCAATTCCATTTACAGCAGATTCTTTATCAAATCCAGCCATACCTACAGCTGATATATTAGGACTTAAAACCATATCGCTTGCTACATTCTTCATTGAAGATTGAACTAATCTCCTACTCTTTTCAATTCCTTTTGATAAGCCTTGCATGAAGTCTGGCATCCAAGATTCATAGTCAGTAAGTGGGCCAACATCTGGAACTGAAAAGTGTAGGTAAGATCTAATAGTTGATGCTACATTAGATACAGCAGATGTCACATTGCTAATTGCACTTCTAATCCCTCTAGCAATTCCGTTAATCATATCGGCTCCCCATGTATAAGCTTGGGATGCCAAATTCTTAATGTGATTAACTGCATTATTAAATCCATTTCTAATGCTAGATAAAATATTCGACATACTAGAAGAAATAGCTGACTTCATCGAATTAAAGGCAGATGTGACTGCTGACTTCGCAGTATTCACTGCAGATGAAATAGTCGACTTTATGGAATTCCAAGCAGATGAAACAAAGGTCTTAATATTATTCATTGTTGATGAGATAAAAGTCTTTATCCCATTCCAGATTGATTCAAGGACTGTCTTGATAGAAGTCAATATAGTTTCAATAGTCGTTTTTATATTGGTCCAGGATGTGGATATAAATGTTCCAATGGCAGTAATGACTGTTGTTAAAAACTCTTTTAGTCCATTCCAAATAGTCTCTATTTTTACTTTAATTGCATCAAGAACTGTTGAAATTAAAGTCTTAATACCTTCCCAAGTAGTCTTGATAAACTCTCCAACTGCTGTAAATACTTCTGTAGTTGTAGTTGAAATAGCTGTCCATATATTGGTAAAAGTAGTTTGAATTCCCGTCCAGAGGCTCGTAAAGAATTCTCCTAAACTTTGCCACAGACTCTTTGATCCCTCAATAAAGGTATTCCAAGATTCAGTTAGAAAAGTTGTTATAGATGCCCATATACTGTTCCACTCTTCAGAAAGTCCATTCCATAGATTGGCAAAGAAGTCCTTGATGCCTTTCCAAGTAGTTTTAACTCCTTCAATAAATCCAGACCAAAATTCTGATAGAAAACTTGTGATTTCAGTCCAGGTGCTTGTCCATGAATCTGATATTCCTTGCCATAAGTTTACGAAGAATTCTTTTATTCCATTCCAAATAGCAACTGTTGATTCTTTTATTGTTTCCCATATGGAGATGACTCCTTCTCTAAACCAGTCGCACTTCTTCCATAAAAGAACAAGTCCAGCTATTACAGCACCAATAGCAATAGGGACAATACCTATAGCTGATACTACTGCAGTGATTGCTGGAATAAGTGTACCTGTAAATATTCTTACTATCTTAGTTATTCCTCCTACTATTAGAGGCCCTTTGGTCATTATAGTTCCTATTGACCAGACAAGCTTTCCTATAATCATAAGAACTGGACCAAGAGCAGCTATAAAAAGACCAATACCTGCAATAATACCTTTTACTGGACCTGGAAGTGCATTAAGTCCATTTACCATTTTTGTTAATATATCTACTGCTTTTCTAACAGCAGGCATCAAAAGTTCTCCAAAAGATATGGCTAATTCTTCTAAGGCAGATTGTAGGATCTTTAATTGACCAGCTAGGTTATCCTGCATAGTAGCAGCCATTTTTTCTGCTGTTCCATCTGCGTTATAGATGGCATCACTCAAACTGTTATAGTCTTTCTCACTGGCATTTATAATTGCCAACATTCCAGACATGGCATTTTTACCAAATATCATGGATGCTGCTTGTGCTTTTTGAGTTCCATCTAAATTAGCAAAGGCAACTCTAAAGGTGCTTAGAGTTTCATCAAGTGAAAGGCCCTGTACATCTTCAATAGATAATCCCAACATGGACATTCCATTAATAACTTCTTTAGTTGGTGATGCGAGTCTTGTTAGTCCAGACCTTAAAGCTGTCCCTGCTTGTGAACCCTTTATTCCTGAATTTGCCATTAGACCTATAGCTACTGCAGTATCTTCAACTGAATATCCAAGGGCACCAGCAATAGGAGCTGCATATTTAAAGGTCTCACCCATTAATGAAACATTTGTATTGGCATTAGATGATGCGGCAGCAAGAACATCAGCAAAGTGAGAAGAGTCTTCAGCTTTTAAACCAAAGGCTGTAAGGGCATCTGTGACAATATCAGAAGTAGTTGCTAAATCCTCACCACTGGCTGCAGCAAGGTTCATAATTCCTTCAATACCACCAATCATGTCCTTACTTTTCCAACCAGCCATGGCCATATAATTCATAGCCTCTGCCGCTTCAGATGCTGAGAACTTGGTCTTGGCTCCCATTTCACGGGCCTTTTCCCTTAGGGCATCAAAGTCGGACCCTGTTGCACCAGATACTGCTTTTACCTTTGACATGCCAGAATCAAAATCTGATGCAGTCTTTACAGCTGCTACTCCAAGACCTGCTACTGCAAGAGATACTGGCATCATTTTTCTTCCCACGTTTTCTATATTTTGCCCTGTGTTTTGCCATTTTTCTCCAGTAATAGCTATGTTTTGAAGAGTCTGATTTGTGGTTGCCCCTTGTCTTTCTAGAGACTTTAGGGCTTGTTCTGTTTCAATAATTTCACGTTTAAGGGCATCATATTGCTCTTGGGAAATCTTTCCTTCTGCAAGAGCCTGTTCAGCTTGTTTCTGTGCCTCTTTTAAAGATGTTAATTTGTTCTTTGTTTCTTCTAAGGTCTGACCTAATAGCTTATGCTTTTGGGAGATAAGTTCTGTATTTCCAGGGTCAAGTTTAAGAAGTTTGTTAACATCACGAAGTTCAGATTGAGTATGTTTAATCTCCGTATTTACTTGTTTTAGTGCAGTCTGTAATTTGGTAGTATCCCCACCAATCTCAACAGTTATCCCTTTTATTCTATTTGCCAATATCTCACCTCCTCTTTAGAGATATATTTATCAGTGTTTTTATTGATGTTTTTATCAATTTTTGCTATACTTATCTTGAGGTGATAAGTATGAATTTTGTAAAAGAATTATCCAATAAGACTGTATCCATTTCTGAATTTAATCGAGGCCTAGCTGGACGTATTTTCGATGATGTCAAAGTGAACGGTTCTAAGGTCGTATTAAAGAACAACACTCCTGAGTGCATTCTTCTTTCCCCTGATGAATATACGAAACTCATTGATGAGCTCGAAGATGCAAGAGATCTTATGCTTGCCAATACAAGGATGTCATCAATGGATAAATCCGATTTAATTTCTCAAGGTGAATTTGAAAAAGCCTTCCATATCGATTTAAATGAAGTCTCTCCTCTTGATGAGGACGAAATCGAATGAACTATAAACTATCCTTTATAAAAGAAGCCATCCAAGACTATCAAGCCTTAGATGGATCTCAAAGAAAAATTGTCGATAAAGCACTTAAGAGGATCTTAATAAATCCTCTTCCTAATACTGAAGGTGGCTATGGCAAGCCTCTTTCTAACCTTTCTGATTCTAAGCTTGCTGGTCTTATGAAAATTAAACTTAAGAGTTCAGGTCTTAGAATCGTTTATAAATTGGAAAAATCAGATGATGAAGTTCTTGTCATTATTATCGGTGCAAGAGCGGAATCCAAAGTCTATAAAGATGCTGAAAAAAGAGTAGCTAAACTTGAAGATTAAAATTTATCAAAGTCTTCTTGTGTAGCTACTTCTTTGTATTTATAGTCGTCATTATTCTTTTCTGTGAACATATCATTTACAAGTCCAATCGTTAGTAGGGATAAATCAGAAACAGAAAGACCAAGTTCCACTGCCCTTAGTAAAAACAAGGGTGTAGTCATTGGTCTTTCTGTTGGTCTTACTTTTTTTTAGGAACTTCTTCCGATTTTATGTTAAGCCCCCACAACTCAATTAGCTGTGGCAGAATTTGGTAAATGGAAAAGGTTGAGAAATTATCTAACCATTCTTCTGGACTATCTGGCACAGATTTATCTCCATGCTTTGCCATTACATAGGCTATATTTTCAAATAGTTCTAATGAACCTATATCTAGATTAGATTTATCTTCATCATTTTTCTTCATGGACTTTTCAAGTTCCATTAAGTCTTTGAAGATATCTCTTCCAAATTTAAGTCTATAGATTCTTGGGATAGCTGCTGATGCACGAAAAATAACATCTTGCCCGTCAATCTGAATTTTCTTTGTTAGTGCCATATTTATTTACCTCCAACACTTGCCCTTGAAGGTGTTACTGTCGTTTCTGTGGGCATATAGACTGACTTATACCAACCATCGTAAGTTTCCTTCGTAGTTTCTTCACCTGTTCTAGCCTTTACATTTCCATTTGGAAGTGGTCTTGCTTGGATAGATAAGGTTTCTGGTTGAACTTCTCTTGATTCTTCATTAGTTTCTCCTTCGAGAGTAGGTCTTGCTGCTGAACAGTTATACATGACGTGACGGATTTTCTTTTGGTCTCCATCAAACTCAAATAACAGTGCAAAGTTTGCAGTTTCAGAGTTTGAAGACTCAATTAGAACTTTATTTGAATCTGATTTTTCCATCAAAACATCCGTCCTAAAGGATTCTGGAATAAGGGCGATTTCCAAATCTCCGTCATATCCCATATTGTTTGAAATAGTGTAGTATTCAATTCCATCTGCATAAAAGCTTTCAGGCTCTCCATTAGGATCCAATGAAATTGAAACAGCACCAGGCATTGGCACTGGTGTTTTATATTTAATAACGCCCTCTTCGACTTTATCAAAGAGAGCGTAGTGTACATTACAAATATTAAATTTAACTTTATTAGCCATTTTTTACCTCCATAGTAAATTCATAGAGAACTTCATAAAGTCTTTCTGATTCAATCCAAACTTCAGATTTTTCATAATAGATTTTTTCTCTATCAAGTATCTCTTCTATCTTTTCTTCTAATTTTAAATCTTTTTTATCGGTGTATAGTTCTAAGTCTATCTGGGTGTTTTTATAAAAGACTACTCCATCTGCACCAAAGTGTTTATTCTTTGGAAATAGATAAACCATGAATGGTGGATCGGGACTTTCTCCCTCAGCAAAGTGCGAATATGCAAAAGGAAGTCCAATCTCGTTAATTATTTTCATTAATCTCTTCATTCTCTTAACTTCCTCATTATGTTTTCTTCCAATTCTCTGACCCCTTTCTCTTCAGCTGGTCCAATGTGAGGTTTAGCAGACACTCTTCCACCCTGTCTTAGTACATGTCCTTTCTCTAGCAAATGAGCCAGTTGGTATCTATTTCTTGAGTGAACTACGAGTTCTATTGAGTTTGAAGTTTCTTTCATAGTTTTTACAGACCAAGACTTAGAATATTTCTTTGTTTCTCCTACAGGTGCATTTTCTTGTATG